CCATTCCTTTCTTCAACAACATCGTCAAGACCCGATACCTCCAACGACCCGGCCTCTGCTCTTGGCAGTACGAACTTGCCTGTGTTGCAGAGACCCAAGGCACCCTCGTACTTCCGATAACCGGACAGTCCCGCACCTTTACCAGCTTCGAAGTTGACCACACCAAATGGGATCGCAATCGAATCGTGGCTCCTGTCTACAACAAGAACTTCAAGTCACTGCTCAATGAAGTAGTAAACTTCCCCATTCAGACGACAGCTGGCAATGTTCTTCTTCAAATCCAGCACAACCTAAATAGAATGATGGGGTCAATGAACCGCGTAGGCAGACGGCCCCTTATGTTCCTTCAGGTTTATGACGCGGTATACTTCGACTGTCCCACGGAGCAAGTCTCTGACCTTGAGGAAATGATTTCGAATGCTGTCGATCTGGTGGTTCATGGTGGTGGTTATTGGAATCAGCTGCAGCAGATCTTTCAGCGTACTGTCCCGGTGCTCTACGAAGTCGAGCAGGTCTCTTGACAAGTAAATTGTGGCTACCTAGTTTGGCCGCATGAAGAAAGAAATCACCATCGTGGTGGATGACAGGGAGAAGAAACCCCTAGCCTTCCCCTCCACAATCGTCTTCCTTGACCCAAGTAAGATGCCCACCCACAAGAAGCAGACAACCATCCGCATCCACACGGAGAAGGCCCGCCTCACCACTGCCGACTACCTCCTCAAAGGTGACCCCACCGTGGGGGGAATAGAACGCAAGGGTTCCATCAGCGAGATAGCCCAGAACTGCCTCACCAACGATGGCCGCCGCAAGTTCGTGGACTGCCTCAAGCGACTCAGGGACGAGTTCAGCAAGCCCTACCTCCTGTTCGAGGGGGACATACACAAGATCCAGTCAGCCAAGATCCACATCCCCGGACCTCCCTTCAATCCGGGGATAGCTGTTGACTCTTTGATGCGGCTTACTTTAGAATACGACGTACCTATCTACCTCATGCCTTGCTCGACCATTGCTCAACGTAGAGCCACAGGTGAGTGGGCTGCGCGACTCCTCATCAACACCGCCCTAATGGACTAACACCTATGGCAACGACATCCCTAAACTCAACACTCGTCGCGCCCAAAGTTCGAAAAACTACGGGCAATGGCGCAGGTTGTAGCGAAGTATTCTTGCTCAACAAAAACACTGACATAGCTCACGCTGATGCGTTCAATGATGCAGCTGCAGCTGATGGGGTCAGCATCCCTATTGTCTCCGAGGGTTACTCGAAGATGTGTGTGTGGTGGGTTACGGACGCTCCGGCGGCTGCCATTAGTCCTAGAGTTGCAATCCTAGGCAAACGGCCTTTCAATCTCGAATCCATGGGGGGAGACGACAGCGCATCAGAAGCTGGTCCATACGACACCCACTCAACAAAATCAGATTCGCTTTGGCTACCTTGCAACATTGACACTGCTGAAAACGAGGGCCTTAGTGGTGTGACAACTACCTTTTTCTTCTGCGGTGTGACCGGGGTTCTTGTGCAAGCAGACAGTACATTCTATAACCCCAGTGCCGCTTCTACCGACACTAAGGTGTTTGCTGGCCCCACAGTTGACGTTAGTGGAACACTAGAAGTTACTGCTGTGTGTACCGTAGCAGCACATGCAGATAATGATGGTTACCTTCTTGGTCAGTTCATTGCGTAACAATGGGCACTCCTGACGACACAACGCCGTGGGCAATGATCATCGGGTGGCTTCAGACTGCCCTTCTTGTTGCCGCTGTAGCCGGAATGTTTATGAAGGTGGGGGAGCAAACCCACCAGCTTGAATTGAACAGTGTGGATATCAAGGCTCTGACTGGAGTCTCAACTGACCTTCTGAAGTTTCAAGTCCTGTCCACCGCAAAGGATCAGGAACTTGAACGCCGCCTCAATGAGATGCTTGTACGTCTGGATCGACTTGAAAATTGACTAATTGGGTAGTCAACAATGGAAGAGCATTTTGTGGCGATTGCCCTCAGCATAGCTGGGCCTGCAATCCTTGGGGTCTTTGGGTTCCTTTGGCGAGTTAGCACTAGGCTGACTGCTGCTGAGAAGATGATCGAAGCTCACGAGCAACGTATATCTCGTAACAGCACCCAGATCCACAGTCATTTCGACAAAGCATTTACGATCAGGAAGTAGGCTGATCGTATGTTGAAGTACCTCATTGCATTTATCTTTTTGTCTGGGTGCCAAGCCGCCCCTTTTGTGGGAGTCCCGAGCGCAAGCAAGGGACTGAGCTATGTCACCGAGACGACGGGAACGGAAAACCTCTCAGTGCTCAGTGCAGTGGGGGGACTCTGCCTGATAGCGGGGATGGTCCTGCTCGTTGTGACACGAGGAGCAAGAGGCTGGTACCCTGTGATCGGGGGCCTAGTTCTTGTGGTGCTGAACTACGTAGTGGCTCAGTACAGTCACTGGCTGTTTGTCCCCCTCGTGACTTTCACCGCCCTGATCTCAGGGGCATGGACATTCAAGACTGTCCGTCAAATTCTTCTGGAGAAGAAATCAAAATGATTACCCTTGCTTCCTTTTCGAGCTTCCTCGGTACCGTTTGGTTCATGGTTATTTTGTCTGCTGGTTCTTTTGGAGCTGGTGTTGTTTTCAAGAAGCCGTTTCTCAAGCTGATTACCGGCGGAAAGTACCAAGGCGACTGATATGAATACCCTAGTTGTTTTTCTTATTGCCTTTCTTCTTTGTCAGGACTCCCCCCACGAAGTCGAGTACACCTTGACCGAGCAGGGACCCCGGACAATCTACGAAGGAACAGTAAGACTAAACTTCTCGGGAGAAACAACAGACCCTTGTCTCAACAGGTTTGCTATTCCCATTGAAGAGGACAGCAGACTTGCGGGTCCGATCATCTCGTCGGATCCGGGCCAACCCATCTTGAATTACGACATCGTTACTGTCGAATCAAAGACGTTGTATCTTACGTGGTGTAAGTTCAACAGCAAGATCCTCCACTACCCCCACAGCTTCCCAAGATACTTCAAGTTCTACACCATCAAGACCAAGTTCAACGGTAAGGACCTCGAAAAACTCCTTGCGGAGTGGGGTGTAGAAGACAGTCCTTGGGACCTGAACCTAGACGGTACGGTGGGGGGAGAAGACATTGCCATCCTCCTCAACGGCTGGCAAGCTTCCTAACAAATCAATACGAATTCTTTCTTTCTGGCGTAGGGCTGGGCCGTGTGGCCCCAGCCCTACCGCCATTTATCAGGAGACAATCATGTCATCACAGTACATTGCCACCCGTGAGCTTTCCGTTCCTTTCGAGATCACCCTGTTCCTTGACGGCACCGAAGTCGAGCCTACCTACTTCTCGGGTACCGTCTGGGGTTCAGCCCACCTGTACAGCGACGAAGTTTCCACCGACAGGGGCACCAAGAGCGAAGACACCATTGACCTCGATGACGTTCAGCTCGGTGAAAAGTGCAAGATCAATGGCCTGTCATGCACCACGGATGACATCCCAAACAGTATCATCACCCAGTCGTTGATCGACTTCATCGTCGAGCACGCCAAGAAACAACTGCAGAACGAAGTCGATGGTCTTGGTCTTGATGACTTTGCTACCGGCTCAAACTTCTCAGCTTCGTAAGGGAGACAACCATGGATGCTGAAGCACAAAAGAAGTGGGATGCTGTCGAGTACTTCATCCACGACCTTCGACTCCCAGAGTACATAGGGAAAGGGGACCTCATTCGAGAAGTCAGTACCTTCACGAGTGCATACCGCATCGGGATTGTTATTGACTTTGAGGATGACACTTGGGAGTTCGAGATCAAGAAAGGATCGCTTTGATGCCACCTGAAATTCAACCTGTTGACTTGCCTAAGACCACGGGAAAGGACGCAGCCGAATGGCTTGCAGTCCACGGACTTGTTGACAGAAAGCCCTCCCTCAGGTCTTCAGACTACGGCATGATCCGACGCTGCCCCTTCACCTACTACCTGTGCCGGAGGCTTGGCCTTATCAAGGAGCTCAGGTATAGCGAAGCTCTGTCCCGAGGCACGTGGGTCCACCATCGGTTTGCCATGATCACGCTGCCCGAGGAGGAAGCCACCTCCATGATGTACGGGCTGCTGGACGCACGCCTCAAAGAACTCAGGCAGTCCCTGAAGGACTCACAGGCATCCCCTGACGCAACCTCTGACATCCTGTTCCGGGAGGAGAGAGACTTTCAAGTTACCTCGGCGTGGTTCGAAGCTGCCCTTACCGTGCCCTGTATTGACAATAGGCACAACCTCAAGGACTGGCTGCTCAACGATGACCAGTGGCAGCATGTCGGACAAGAGCTCCTGATCAAGCACGGCGACTGTGTCGTTCAGCCCGACCTCCTGCTGTATAACAAACTAAGCAACAAGTTGTGGGTAGTAGACTTCAAGACGTGCGCTGGCTCCCCCCATCTTCGGTTGCAGACATGCCCGTGGGAGTTTCAGACTCAGCACTACTTCCACACGATTAGAAAACAGGCCCTCAGGGATGACCTCCTTCAGGTGCTGGACCTGCCTTCCAACACAGAGATGGGAGGGGTGATGCACATTGCCGTAGCCAAGCCGACTATCCAGTTCGGCATGAACGACAGGTACTACACTTTGGACACGACCCCCTTCAAGTCAGGCCCACGCAAGGGACAGCCGCGTAATACCAAGAAGTATGAGGGTGAGCCTTGCATAGATATCTACCAAGACAGGTGCATGTCTTGGTACCACGGCCTTGATGAGTACGAACACTTGGCACCCGAGCGGGCAATCGACCCACCTGTGAATATTTCTTTCACTCCACGGGCTATGCTCCTTGAACAATCCATGGACTCGATGTATCATGAGCGGCTCAAGAAACTGCGGGCCTACAGGTACGCCCCGTGCCAGCCAGACCAGTTCCCAGTTGGAGAAGTAGTCGCCCAACATAACAAGCTCCCCACGTATTCCTCTTTTATCATGGCCCCGGTCAGCAGATGGTTGGATGTCATGAAAGACGAACACTTCGTCATAAGAGACAGGGATAACTCGGAGCTCGTCGATGGGGTTCATGCTTCCTTCAACCACCCGGATACTGATCAGTAGGCTCCTCAATGGAGAATGCTCATGAGTGAAGAACCAGAAGAAACAAAGGCTCCCCCCAAACATTCGTGGAGTCGGAATCCCTTTGCACCTTTTCGGATTGAGATCCTGCAACTGGTGATCTATCCGAAGATCCTTGAGCTAGTGGAGAGGGAGGACGTGAAGTCCAAGACCGATCTGCTTATCCGATTCAAGGAAGCCCATAACAGTGGGGTATCAATGACAACCTTCGATGAGTGGTTGTCTGATCTTGGCATCACCTTCGAACGAGTGACCAAGGTCAACCTTCCTGAGGGCATGAAGAAACCCGTGATCAAACAGCGGGTCATTCGAGCCCAACAAGAACAGGAAGCATCGACAGATATCGAAGACGAAGTCTTCAAAGAACTTAGCTAGGTAGGAATATGTCGAATACACACACCCTTGCGACAGGGTCAACAGTCGCAAACAAGTACCCTTCACTCGGCTCTGTAGCAGGCAACACTCAATACCCACTGGGTAAGATGTTTGGCCTGTTGGTGGGAGAGTCGAGTTCGGGGAAGTCATTCATTATGCAGTCCAACCCGGACGCATACATCATCAACGTGGACGAAACTGCAGCGGTCTACCCAGACAGTCCAGCCTGCATGTTTCCTGTGGCGGGATCAGATGGAAGGCCCGTCGATGAGAATGGCAACCCCATAGTCATGACGTGGGACCACGTCGAGCAGAAGAAGAAGCTCCTCTGTGAGCTTGCCAATGAGAACAAGCCGAGACCGGCCACTGTTGTCTTGGATACCATCAGCGACTCACTCAGGTTGCTCCGGCCCTACATCGCAAAGATGTACAACCGGGAGAAGTTTACAGACGTAGACGGAAGACTTGGGTGGGAACGCCTCTTTGAGACCCTGATTGATTTTGCAGTCACTCTCAGACGGCACGGCTATGGTGTCTTCTTCATCTGTCATCTGGCCCGAAAGCACATCCCAATGGCTGAGAACCAGCACGTTGAGGAATTCCGCATCATGCTTTCCGATGGCCTGTATGCCAGACTCTTCCCGATGTTCGACGTGGTTATCCCCGTCATGGCGGATTGGCGAACAGAAGAAAAGATCATCGAAACAACTACCACTATTGCTGGTAAGCAAGTCAAGCGTAAGGTGCCCCAGACCGTCAAGGTAAGGAAGCACATCGCAGCATTCGAGAATGAGAAGCTTGAGGGTATCGTAAAAACCCGAACGCTTTCTCGGATGACAACGGTCGAACTGCCCGAGGACAATCCTTGGGGAGCTATCGAATCCGAGTTTATTCGGGCGAACACAGCCCGCTGACGGGCGGGCTGGTCCGCCTCCCACTACTGCCACCTAACACCAAGGAGATAATCCCGTGGCTATCGACACCTCTGTAAAGTCTATGTTCTCTCAGTTTCAGGCGCAATACGAAACCGCTCAGGCCGACAACGGTATGGGCAGTCTCGGCTGGTGGCCTGACGCTGGTGAGCATCAGGTCTTCGTTACCAACCTCAGCATCGAGCCCAGCGTGTTCAAGCAGCGCGATGGTATGGAGATCGAGGGCTTCACCGCCCAGTTCGAATACCAGCTTCTCGAAGATGCCGGCAGCCCCGAGGAACCCCGCAAGTTCCAAGGCGCACCTTTCACCCTCCCCGGAGATCCCTCCCGCATCACCGACGACAAGTCCAAGATGCGTTGCGAGATCGAGACCCGTCGCCTCAAGGGCCACATTGAGACTTGCCTGAACAAGTCCACCAACGACCTTGGTGCTGCTCTGCAGGATCTGGAGAATATCCTCTCCGACCCCGAGCGCAGTGTTGTGGTTTCCTGCAAGTGCCAGTATGATACTCGCAATGGGAGAACATATCGGAAGGACTTCCTCACGAAGAATCTCTCTTCCTGAGCCTCCGACCCTACCGAGCTCCCCCCACTGTTCGGCTCCGGGGTTCCCTAACACGGACCCCGGAGTCTTCTTTTTATAGGTAAGTTGTCAGAGCCTTGGGAATGGCTAGTAGCCAGAGGGTCAACTACGGCCCGAAGTTATCACGCATCACGCGACATGACGTGGTGTTGCACCTGCCATAGTCATATATGCAGGTGACTGTTTTTGCTTACTTTCGCAGTTGGTGACTCCTTTCCGTCGTACCGTTTTCTACGACTAGCCCTATCGACATCAGAAAACACCCTTCGTTTCAAACCTCATTTGGAGACAACATGACTCAGATTACCCCCGTGGGTAGGCCCCGCAAATCCTCAGACCAGCGGAAGTATCAAGCAATCAACTTGAACCTCGGCAACGACGGCGCACTCTTTACCCGCCTCGATGCCATGCTCGATCAGATCAATGAAAATGGGGGGAAGTACACCCCACCGCTCAGCCGTAATGCCCTGATCAAGATGTTCATCATGTACGGGCTGGACAACATCGACAAGATCTACAAGCCCGTGAAGTTTAGTGAATAGTGAAGTCAAATCACTGGCTCACTTTCAAGCCCAAAAGGACCAGTGGCAAGTTGGAGATGGCCTTCGGGTTTCTCTTCGGCGTGGAGTCAAGAAACTTGTTGAGGTGCTCCCCTCCAAGTTCAAGCACTCCGCCTTAGGTCTGTTCCGGGAGCCCCTCTTATCCTCCCAAGACACAGACCGATACAGGACTTGGCTTCTCGCAAGCTCAGTCTTCCAAGGCAGCCACGATGGATGGGTATCCCATTATGAGGGGGATACTCATCCTGTCCTTTGGCTTGGTGACTGCAAGATAAACCAAACTAATATGTCGAACCTAGTTCAGCTTAGGTTTGACATAAGAAAAAACCACATAAAACAAGCGTTGCAGTTTCCATCTACGGAAGATGAGACGCTGTGGTTACTCTCTCGTTTTAGCCCAAGATTATTTCCGGCCTCAATCAGATGGAATCCAGAAAGAGTTCTTCAGATATGGATTCCGTTGTAGACTGGTGGGCCGGAGACCTAACAGTGGAACGACACATCATGATGACAGACACAATCTTCAATCGAACAGTTTCAATTACCGCAGTGAAAGGCAGTTCAACTGTCTTCATGAGAGTTACTTCGTCAAAAGATCCGACGAATACTTTCCAGATCCCTGTGCAGGTAGATGATCTTCCCGACAAGTACGAAGGTCTCCGGGAGTACGTAGAAGAGAATCAGTCGTCATCCTCGTCGTCATCATCGTCGTCGTCGTAATTGTCTTGAAAGTCACAGCTTTCCCAGACAACTTCGTGCTTGACCTCTTCGAGCACCCCGATGATTGTGAACTTGTCTAGGTTCCACTCGACAGCCCAGCCGTTTATCTGCTTGACGAGATGGTCAGCCAACATTTCCGCCGGGTCTCTTCGCTCACTCATTTCATCTCCAGAAGCTCGGCACTCCAGTTCACACCGTTGAGTCGAGACAAGCGACCGGGCTTGCACTCCACCACCAACATAGCGGTGCCCCACTGGCTGGTGTCCTTGCGTTTCATCCACCCCGGATTGAGCGGGCCAGCTGTCCCCACATTCGCATACCACCAAGGCAGAGGAATCCTAGCCGTCCTCCGCATCTGAGTGGGGGGAACAGGGCGATGAGTATGCCCCCGGACCATGAGCAGGTTCGAGTACCCACCCATGAAGTTCATGAACTGGAGCCCTTCCAGCTCGTCTGAGGACTGGCCTGCATCAAACCCGTGATAGAAGATGCACTGGCCCACCTTGTAACACCCCGCCGGGGACTTCTCGTAGGGGGTCCACTCCCAAGACCTGAACTCCTCCC